AAAGAAAATATCAATTATACCGTTTTTCTAACAATTTGATAAAAAGTAGTATATAATTATAACTAGTATGACTATGTTTAAAGCTCACTGGGCTACCGATGGCGACGCCGTTCGCCTCTCTATGCCATTTAGTAAAGTCGATGCAGAGAAGCGCATCGTCTCTGGTTTCGCTACCCTGGACAATGTCGATAAGCAAAATGACATCGTCACTACCGACGCCTCTATGAAGGCGTTCACTAAGTTTCGCGGCAACATACGAGAAATGCACCAGCCCTCTGCAGTGGGTAAAATGGTCTCCTTCAAAGAGGACAAGTACTTCGATCCTGAGACCAAGAAGTTCTATAGTGGTGTCTATGTTTCCGCGTACATTTCCAAGGGAGCTCAAGACACTTGGGAAAAGGTAACCGATGGAACCTATACAGGTTTTTCAATTGGCGGTAGAATGAATAAGTGGGACGACGCCTATGACGAGAAGGCAGACCTTCAAATTCGTGTAATCAAAGATTATGATCTGGTAGAATTGTCTCTAGTTGACAACCCTGCAAATCAGTTTGCTAGCATTCTTTCTGTAGAAAAGAATGACGATGGGGTAGATATTTTAAAGGGAGAATCAGTGGACGTAGAGCTAGAGAATGTATTTTGGGATAAAGACAGCGGTCTTGTGCTACTCTCCGAAGAAGAAGAGATGGCAAGCCCAACCAGTAATGAGCCAATGCAGAATATTGGCTTTGTAGAGAAGTCAGACGAAGACAAGAAAAACGTAATAAAGTTCTTAGTTGATAGTGCTAAAGGCATTGATCTTTCTAAGATAACAAAGGAGGTTAGTCCTATGACTGATGAAACCACAGAAATCATCGAGACAGTCGATGAGGTAGTAGAAAAATCAGAAGAGGTCGCTCCAGAGGCAGATGCCGCAGCTGAAAGCGTTGTAGACGCCATCGAAACCAAGGCCGATGAAGAGGTCGAGGTCGAGAAGGCAGACGATGCTGAAGCAGAGGTCGAGGTTGAAAAAGCCGAGACTACTGAAGATGCCGAGGCAGTCGAAAAGGCTGACGAGGTTGTCGATGCTGCTGAGGTGTCTAAGTCTGATGACGTGGCTGCAGACGCAGTTGCCGATATCAAAGACACAATTACATCAGCCTTTAGCGATCTAGCAGAGACCGTGAAGTCACTTCACGCTGAGGTCGATGCACTAAAGAAATCAATCAATGGCGTATCCGAGGAAGTTGCTGCAGCCAAGCAGGATCTTACCGAAACACGGGGCCAATTTGATGAATTCGGAAAGAGGTTTGAGGCTGTTGAGGCTGACACAGCTTTCCGTAAATCTGGCGATCTGGGCGAGATCGTGCAGGAGGAACAATGGTGAATACGGAGATCCAAATCCAGGTGCTTACCAGGCACAGGGTGCTTTTGCATCTGGTGGAGTTGGTGACGTAACCAATCCAGGTACTGACACACTTGGCAACATTCCTAACGCCGAGTTCGGTGTGACTACTGGACCAAACGCAGTTAACCCTTCGGGTGATGCGGCCAGCGGTATTCTCCGTCCCGAGCAAGCACGTCGTTTTATTGACTACGTGTGGGATGGCACAGTTCTCGCCAAGGATGGACGTCGCGTAACTATGCGTGCAAACACAATGGAACTTGAGAAAGTTAACGTTGGAGAGCGTGTAATTCGTGCGGCATCACAAGGTATTGGTGAATACACCAACACAGGAGCTACTTTCAGCAAGGTAGAATTGACTACAAAGAAAATTCGTCTTGACTGGGAGGTCTCAGCTGAAGCACTAGAAGACAACGTCGAAGGTGCAGCATTGGAGGACCACTTGGTTCGTCTAATGACTAACGCATTTGCAAATGACATTGAGGACCTCGCCATTAATGGTGACGGTACCACAGGTAACTTCTTGTCCATCATGGACGGATTCGTTAACCGCACAAAGTCAAACGGAGATGCACACGAGTACGTAACAACTGTTACTGACAATGCCTGGACTACAGATGTCATGCAGGGAATCCTGTTGACAATGCCTCGCAAGTACCGTGCACTTAAGAACAACCTTAAGTTCTACGCAGGTACCGATGCATACCAGGGCATTCTCAAGAACAACGGAACACTCGCAGACGCAATTGCCGAGGCATTCACACCAACTACTGGTGGAACCGAAGTAAACCGTCAGTCCTACCTAGATGGTAATGGCCAGACACTAGGTACCGCACGCACCACACGCGTTCTCGGTATCGACGTTCAGGAAGTGCCTTACTACCCTGAGGGCTTTGTCGACTTGACATTCCCTTCAAACCGTATCTGGGGTTTCCAGCGTGACATCACAGTAAACCGTGAGTACCCGTATCTGGGGTTTCCAGCGTGACATCACAGTAAACCGTGAGTACGTTGCGAAGAAGGACACAATCGAGTACACCGTATTCGTTCGTTTCGGAATCCAGTGGGAAGAAGAGGATGCAATCGCATATGCGGATGCAGGCTCAGATTCCTAATCTATAACATAAAATACTGTAAAGGGCAGGGGCTTCGGCCTCTGCCCTTTATTTATTCTGGTATAATATTATAAGGAGGACAAATGGCAACTAAGAAGAAAGCACAGCCTAAAAACGGTACTATTAAGTCACCAGAGCGTAAAGCTACATCTGGTAAGAAGACTGTAAAGCAAACCGTGTCGAATGACATTATTGGCTCTGCCGTTCCTGAAAACAACATTGATCTTAATGTAACCAAGCAGCCAGCAAAAGCAGTTAAAGAAACTGTCGCTCTACACTCTACTAAAAACGTAGTTTGGGAAGGCGTAGGCAAGGTTGAGAAGGGATACAATATTGTTAAGAAGTCAGAAGCGGATAGGTGGCTCACCAGAGACCACATTAGGCTTGCTACCCCTGAAGAGGTAGCTCGAGAATACGGAGCATAACTACAATGGAAATCCTTAGAGTCCCACACACAGTTCCAAATACAGAGGTGACCGTGTCACTGGCGAGCACAGAGTATGAGTATCAGATCATCGATCTTGTCGATGGCTCAGTCCGTACTGACTCTGGATTTTCAGATGCAGATAAAAAAATCATTATTGATTTTCCCACCAGGTACGATGGAGAATACCAGGTAGTTATAGATAACAAGGAGCTAGAGTTTGATGTAGTCCGACCATATGTGGATGCATCTACCATGGCAGATACCCAAGGTGATATTTCCAAATATCGTAAAAATGAAGAGATTGCAAGAGCAATTATTGACTCAGTAATATCTGAGGGATTCTACTATCGTAAAAAGGTTGTTCAGAGAGTGGGGATGGGTTCGGACTACCTGCCACTATGGGACGACGCAAAGAAGCTTCTAAAGCTATACGAAAACAATGTACTAATCTTTGATGCAGAAAACCCATCATCGTATAGCCCGAAGTATAGGATTTCGTCAGACAAAACTGCAATTACTTTAGATGCAGAAGATTTTGAAATTAACCTGGCAGAGCAGAAGCCCAATGTTATCCCGCAGGCAGAGTCAGACCTATTGGATCTAACATATGGCTACCACGGATTCCCGCAGGGATTTGACTACACTGCAATCATGGAGGTTGGGTATCACGAAGTTCCGTCAGACATTGTTCGTGCAACAGAGTTGCTAGTTGATGATATCTCATGTGGCCGCATGGAATACTTCATGAGGCATGTCACGGAGTATAACACGGATCAATTTAAAATGAAATTTGCAAGCGAGGCATTCGAAGGGACAGGCAACATTATCGTAGACAAGATACTTTCTAAGTACTACAAGTCTATCCGATCAATGGGAGTTCTATAATGACCACCTGTGAGCCAATGGGGTTCATGTTTCCCATGCAAGCAGACATATACTATCCTCAGGTAGAGCAAAGTTCCTATGGCACTGTAACCAAAGATTGGCACCTAGATAGGACTATTGCTTGCAGCCTTACGCCAGCAGGCACAGCACTGAAAGAAGAGATCCAGGCCAGGGTCGATCTTTCTCAGGACTCTTTGCTGATGGGCAGAAGCCTAACAGACCTAAGGTTCTCGTCTTTGAATGACGGCTACGCCTTAACGGATATTGTAATTAGCAATATTAAAAATTCCGAGGGCCAGGAGCTATACGTAGAAACGTCTGGTCCAAGAAAAGGCAAGTCCACTATCTTTGAAATAGCCACAATTCAGCCTTACACAAACCCTTTTGGTAAAGTAGAATTCTACAAGGTTGTATTGCGTAGGTCAGAAAATCAGGGGACCGACGTATGATAAATGTTAAGTTTGACTCAAATCAATTTGCCAAAGAGATGGATAATATTGCAGACTATGCTATTGGCTTTCTAGAGGGTGCCCATAGGGGCAGGGCCGAGATGATGCACGCCATAGGAGAGTCTACTAGGGAAATACTAGAAGAGTTTATAGACTCTAATGCCAGGGTTGCTCCAGACTTACTACACCACGTTTATGAGTGGTACATGACAGGCAGCCCTCAAGCCAGGCTGTTTGAAATTAAAGCTAGGAGCACCTCAGCCAACATATCTTTTGACGTAGATTTTACCCAGTCTAAGTCCCTAAAAGCTGGTGCCAAGAAACCATTTTTTAATAAAGCAACAATAATGGAAAAAGGAATACCTCTGACAATTAGACCAAGAGAGTCTAAGGTTTTGGCATTCGAAGATGATGGAGAGCAGGTCTTTACTAGACGTCCTGTCACAGTTCAAGACCCTGGTGGCCCACAAGTCCAGGGCAGTTTTGAAAGAACCTTTAACGCATTCTTTGAGAATTACTTCTCTCAATCATTCCTTAGGATTAGCGGTTTAGAAGATAGGCTGGATAGAACAGAGGCTTTCGTAAACAATATATCTAAGGGTAAAAGAATGGGCAAGGCTGCAGGGAACACTGTAGGCTACAAATGGATCACAGGCAAGGGTGGTATTTAATGTCAGCACTAGATGCACCACATATTTTTATTAATCAATACATGCAAGATCAGATTGCACAAATTTCTTCTTTAGGTGTTCCCTTTTATCCCACAACGCCATCTAGTCTAGATGCGGTGGGAGAGATTCAGCTTTATACTGAAACAGCGGGACCAACCAGTAGCGACGGAAGCGTGATGACAGTGTATGATCGCATGTTCAAGTTGCGTCGTCAAGCATTTCCAGTTCTAAAGTATGAGCAGCTTCTATACTACTTCTATGCTTATGGTCAGGATGACCTTCAAAGGCTTCAACAGTCTGCCCAAGATCTTTTAGATTGGGGCGATGAGTCCGCCCGTGAGATCAATGCATGGATTAAGTCTGTTTGGGAAAACAAGGGCAGCAATTATGACCCATCTAACAATAGGCCAATCCTTTACTTTGGCCCAGATGCACCAGCCACAAACCCAGATGGAACAATAAACCCCAATGCTGACGGATGGTTTGCACTGCCCTTCTTCCACGAAATCAAGGTATTTCAGCTAGAAGAGGCAAGAGATATTGTTGACTTTGGCAGTGCTAGAACCTTTGCGGGTAACAAGCTTATTGTAGATTATTGCTGGCACGCATAAAAAGTTTTTTACATAAAAGGGTGTATACTTATAGTTGAGGAAACACGCCCACCAATTTCTTAAGAAAGAGAAGAGGTGAATATATATGGCATACACACGTGGTACAAGTGCCAATATCATCGTTGGAGCCGCTGCTCTCTTCACATATGAAGACGGCGAGCTTACAGCTGGTGATATGCCCGCTTACGTGGATGGCGTATCTTACAAGGATACCTTGCAAGATGACGTATCATTCCGTAACGTTGGATACACCATGAATGGTTTGGAAGTTGTATTCCAGCCAGACTTCGGTGAAGTCCAGGTAGACCAGGTTTTGGATGTTGCAAAGCTTTACAAGCAGGGTATGCAGGTTAACCTGAATACTGCTTTTGCTGAGGCAACTCTAGAGAACCTACTGTTCGCAATTGCTGGACAGGACAGTGACCTTGGTCCTAACTCTGCTGGTGACCAGGAGATGAACATGTCTGCTGGTGACATCGGTGATGTTCCAGTAGAGCGTGGTCTGATTGCTGTTGGTCCAGGTTCAGGTTCTGCTGATGCAAGCCTAGAGCGTGTATACGCAGCTTTCCGTGCACTCTCAATTGAGAGCGTTACAGTTTCAGCTAAGCGTGATGAGCCCTCCATGTTTGAGGTTTCATTCCGTCTGCTACCTAACGACGATGCATCATACGGTAAGATCGTAGACCGCACAATCGTAGCTAGCTAGTCTAACTAAAACCAAATAAGCAATACCCAGGGATTCGCTCCCTGGGTATTGTTGTTTTTGGTATACTTAATATATGGCAACTAAAATTTATGATGACGGTCACATCTACCTTGTAGATGGCACCGAGGTCTACCTAAAGCCACTTAAAATAAAATACCTTAGAAAGTTTATGACAGCCTTTGAGCTAATGAAAGAGGCCAAAGATGACGGTCAAGCAATTAACGTTTTATCCTATTGTGCACACATTGCACTGTCCTCACAGTATGAGCCAATAAAGACACAAGAAGACTTTGATGATAATGTCAACATGCCAGC